GCCGTGATCCTGCGAGAGCGCAACGACGCGCATCTGGCGCTGGCTGAACGAACGCGGGAGCGCGACGAGGCGCGGGCCCACAACGCCGAACTGTCAACGGAGCTGGCGGGGGCAAATTTTGAGGGCAACCTTGCCATGATTCAGCGCGACGAGGCGCGGGCCATAGATTGGCGCAATATGCCACCACGCCAGCCACACGCGCAGCCGGTGGCCAATCTGGCTGGCCTGATCTGCGGTGCATTGCAGGCCAGCGGCCGCGCGTACTGGCTGCAAGCGGCTGGCGGCATGGTGTGCTGGGTGATCGTGTGCCAGGTGGGCGCGCAGACGCTGCAGGTATATGGCGCCGGAGGGCCGGCAGAATCACTGCCGGCTGCGCACCAGATTGGCCAGGATGGGCTGCGCGCGGCGCTGGATCGGCTGGCCACCAGCGCAAACGTGGCGGCCGCAATGGCGCAGCTGGCCGCCAACGGAGGCGCACGATGAGCGGCCAGCTGGAGGCACTGACCTGGACGCCGGCAGACGCCGGCGCCGTGGTGGTGCCGGACACACGCCGGCACCGCTGCAGCGCATGTGGCGGGATCCGAAACGTGCCAGGCCAGGCATACTGCAGATCGTGCCACGCCACGCGGATGCGCCAGCAGAGGGCCAGGGATAAGGCGCGCATCCAGGGCCGGATCCATGCGCTGCAGCGGCAGATCCTGATGGCCAGCCTGGCGGATGGGCTATGGCACACGCACCAGCAGCTGGAGGCGGCGCTGGCGGGTGGCCAGGCGGAGGATGGCGCGCGGCTGGCGGATCTGCCGGCCAGGCTGGTGGAGCTGGAGCGCGCCGGCCATCGTTTTGAGACGCACCGGTTTGCGGATGGCGCGCTGCAGTATCGGCTGCGTTTCCCGCTGGCTGGGGATGGGCCGGATGGGCCAAATATTGGAGGTGCAGCATGATGGATCAGGATCCAGAGGCATACATTGTGGCTACGCTGCGCGCAGAAATCCCCAATCGGCTACTGCAGGTGGCCGGCCAGGCCGTGTGGGTGCCGGATGCGGATGGCGCCGTGTTGTGGGTGCTAACGGTGACGCCAGCCAACGGCACGGCGCGCAGCATGTATGGCGCCGGAGGGCCGGCCGCGCATTTTCTGGAGGCGGTGACGGTGGGCCAGCATGGGATGCGGGATGATTTGTGGCGGCTGCAGCCAGAGGTGCGCAGCCTGGCAGATGTGCCATGCGTGCTGGGTGGCCGCGCTGGCGTGGCTATGGCTGGAGGTGCAGCATGATGCTGGATCTGGTGCCGGATTTGGCGGATGCGCGCGCGTGGCAGATCGTGATGCTGGCGGATGATTCTATGCTGATCCGGCGCCGCATGGTGACGGTGGCCACGGCGGAGCTGGTGGAGGAATGGCGGCGCGCCGGATCGCTGCGGCGCGTCCAGGCGCTGGCCACTGCGCTGCGCAGCGGTGGCTGGCTGGCCGGCTGGCGCATGGCGGAGTTGGCAGGGGATCACTGGCCGGCGCTGCTGGTGCAGCTGGCCGGCGCGCTGGTGGATGGGATCAGCGGCGCGCGGATCGGGCTGCTGCGGATCCGCTGGTGCCAGCCGGAGGCGGTGGCCGGCCAATGGGCCGGATCGGATCTGATCCAGGCGCGCGCCTATCTGACGCATGGCCAGGCATACCGCAACGCCAGCAGCGCAGAGGTGGGCCAGCTGATCACGGAGGCCACGGAGCTGGGCGCTACCGCGGATCGGCTGGCGCGCTGGTGGGCAGAATCCGATGGGCCGGCCGCGGAGCAGGATCTGGCACTGGCCAGGCGCCAGCAGACGCTGGCCGCCAGATACCAGGCGCTGGAGGATCGGCTGGCCGGTTTGTTGCACGTATCACCAAATGCGCCATGTGAAACGGCGCCGGTGGAGGCGCCGTGACGCCGGCCGCGGTGGCCGCGCAGGCCGGCCAGGATGGCCTGATATTGGGCGCATTTGTGCTACTGGTGGCGCTGGCCGCGGCGCTGGTGGTGGCGCTGTACTGGAGGCACACCAATGGAAGATAAGCGCAGAGGATCTGGGGATATCGTCTACACCAGCCAGCCTGGATGCCTGGGCGCCGTGGGCCAGGTGGCGCTGGTGGTGGCGCTGGCGGCCGGCCTGCTGGTGGCGCTGGCGCTGCTGATCTGGCAGGCGGCGCTACAGTCTCCACTGCTGGTGGGCGTGTTTGTCGTGCTGCTGCTGATGGCGGCCGGCGCATTTGTGGCCGTGGTCGTTTCCATGCAGCGCGCGCACGCCGGCCAGCTGCGGGATGCGCATCTGGCCGCGGCCAATGCCCATTATCAGGATCGGCCGGAGGGCGGCCAGCTGCAGCTGGGGCCAGGCGCGCCGGAGGGCCGCCAGCGGGTGGAGCTGCGGCGCGATTTCGTTGGAGGGCTGCCGGCTGGTATGTCTGCGCGCGTGGATGTGCCAACGGGTGACGCGGCCGGCACGCGGGTGGAAACGCAGGCAGACGCGCTGGGCGCCGCGCTATCAATTCTGCGGGATGGCGGCCAGCCAACGCGCGCAGAATTCCAGGCGCGCGGGATTTCGAGCAGTGAGGATCAGGCGGCCGCGGTGGCCGCGCTGGTGGCTATGGAATACGCAGCGGCCGGCGCTGGCAAGGGATCCGCGGCGCGCTGGCGCGCGCGGCCGGAGGATGCGGACGATATCGCGGCGCATCTGGATGCGCAGCTGCGGCGCCGCGGCGCTGCACTGCCCTATCCAGTGCAGGCACGCGCAGACGCGCGCGCGCCGGCGCAGAGCAGGCAGGCAGGCAGGCAGGCAGGTGGAGGCATACGATGATGGGAGAAATGGGAATAGATCAGGGATCGGCTGGCGGCGGATACGTCGCGGCGCCAGATTACACCAGCCGGCTGGTGGCGTGGCTGGAGCAGATGAAGCAGGCCGCGCGCCAGTCGGCCGCGGATGTTTCGGGCTGGAGCGTGTTTGTAACGGGTGGCGGCGCTGCGGATTGGGCCGGATATCCTGGCATGCGGCGCAGATATCTGCAGCTGGATAAGCGCGCGCGCCGGCAGAATGAGCGCCAATTCCGGCGCCGGCGCCACGCTGGCCACCACGGTGGGATCCGCTGGGCCGTTGATCTGGCCAGCTTGCGCAAGCAGGTAGAAAATTACCGGTGGGAGCTGGATCAATGAGCAGATACAAACCAAAACCGCGCACGGCGCTGACGCCAGGCGCATGCGTGGTGGTGATCACAAATCAGATGGGCGGCCGGCGCCAGGATCCGGCCACGGTGGTGGCGGATGATGGCGCCGGGCCGGTGCAGGTGCGCTGGACGCGGCCGCGGATCGGTGGCCAGCTGGGCCTGGTGGATCGGCGCCGGATCCGGCTGGTGGCCAGGCCGGCCGCGGTGGAGGTGCCGGATGGCAAGTGATCAGGATCTGGCGGCAATGACGGAGGCGGAGGCTATCGCCAGGGCGGATGCCATGCGGGTGGCATATGAGCGCGCCGCGGATCTGGCCGGCCAGGCGCTGCGCGCATACGTGGTGGCGGATCTGGATCTGGCCACGGTGCGGCGCATTCAGCGCACGCGCGCCGCGGCCGTGGTGGTGCATCATGCAGGCCGGCAGATGGCCGGCCTGATGATCGGTGATCAAGAGGTGCAGTATGGGGATGATTGACAACGGCGCGCCGGTGGGCCGCCAGCTGATGAGTTTAACGGCCGCGCGCACGGCATGGATGAGCGGCCAGCCGGCCGGCGCCATAGAACGCTGGACGCCGGCGCGCATGGCCACTGGTGGCCTGGCGCTGCTGGGATCCATCGGCACCGTGGATGTGCGGATCAGTTTTTTGGATGGCCGGTTTGTGGTGGGCCAGGCGCAGACGGATGGCGGCCGGCAGGGCTGGTGGTATCACGTAACCAACGCGGCCAGCCTGGCAGGCGCGCACGCAGCAGCCTGGCGGATCCTGGCGCCGCGGGATGCGGCGGATGGCGTGCTGGCGCAGCTGGCCGCGGAGGGCGTGCCGATGGCGCCAGGGTGGCAGAGCTGATGGATGATCGGTGGGCAGATATCTGGCTGGATGATGACACTGCGCGCCGGCGCGCCAGGATCCGGCCGGCGCCTGGCCTGGGCCATGATCGGCCGCCAGCGCGCAGCTGGCCGGAGGCGCAGCGTTTCGAGCTGGCCGGATCCTGGCCGCCACGCTATGCGGCCGCCAATCCGGCGCGCCATGTGTGGCCGCCAGGCATGCGGCCAGCCGATGATCGGCCGCGGCCAGGCCATGTGGGCTGGGATCAGGCCAATACGCTGGCGCGCAATGCGCACACGGCCACCAACGCAGTGCGGATGGCGGCGCCGGCCAGGCCGGCTACCAGCGCGCAGGATCTGGTGCGCATGCGCGCGCGCTGGACGCGGCCGCGCAATCCGCGCGCCGTGCACAATTCCGGCCGGCGCAGGGTGGTATACGAAATCCCGCGGCCACGCGCGCGCTGGACGCGGCCACCAGTGATCCTGCATGATCTGGCCGCGGATCCAGGCCGGCCGCGCTGGCTGCAGATCCTGGCCGGCCTGGGCATGATCGGGATCCTGGCCGCGGCGCTGATCCTGGCGCTGGCGCTGGCCTGATGGATCGGGCATATACTGGCCGCAATCGGTGGAGGTGATCGGATGGGCGCCTGGACACAAGCAGAGCAGATAAGCCAGCGGGATCCACGCTGGGCCAGCGTGCTGATGGGCCGGAGCAGCGTTTCGACAATTGGCCAATATGGATGCCTGATGGCCAGCATGGGGATGCTGGCCGGCCGCACGCCGGCGCAAATGAATACGCTGGCAATGGCTAACGGTGGATATCAGTCTGCGCCAGGCCGTGAGGCATACGCGGCCACGTTCAATGTGCGGCAGATCATTGGATCGGATCGCGCGGCGGAGCTGCTGGACGCTGGCACCAGTGAATATCCGTTCACGCCATATCCGCTGGTGCTGATCCGGCGCCTGGTAAATCATCTGCGCGCCGGCCAGCCGGCCATCATTCGCGTGGATAGCCAGCCAGGCACGCCAGGGGATCAAACGCATTACGTGCTGGGTGTGGCCGCATACGGGCCAGCTGACGCGCGCGCGCAGATCGTGATCAATGATCCGTGGTATGGGGATCAGGCGCTGCTGGCGCCGCGCTATGGGCCGGATCTGGCCGCGGCGCTGGTGCATGCAATCTACTACAGAGGTGAATATGTCTACTGATGAGCTGGCCGGCACTGCCGGCATTTTGATCAGCGTGGCCTGCAGCTATGTGCCAGGGCTGGCTGACAAATACGCGGCGCTGGATGGCACGCAGAAACGGCTGGTAATGCTGCTGGCGCTGATCCTGGCGGCCGCGCTGGTGTATGGCCTGAGCTGCGCCAACGTGGTGGCCGTGATCACTTGCAGCCAGCGGGATCTGGTGGGCCTGCTGCGCACCGTGGTGCTGGCCATCGTCGCCAACCAATCCACGTATTGGATCACGCCGAAACGCCAGGGATAACATCGTGGCGCATCCACTGGATAGATTGTGGCGCCGGATCGGCTGGCGCGCAGATCACGCCACCGGCGCAGAAATGGTGATCGCCGGCTATCTGGCGGCATGCGGCGCCGCCTGGCTGGCGGCCGGCAATGGCATGCAAGGGATCAGCAGTTACCGGATCATGCTATCCGTTATGGCGGATGATGCATGGGGCGCATTGTGGCTGGCCATCGCGCTGGCCTGGACGCTGGCCAGCTGGCGGAGCTGGCGCCGGATCCGGCGCGGGATCGGGATCCTGGCGGCCGGTGTGCTGGCCTGGTGCGGGATCACATTGGCATTATCGAATCCGGCCACTGCGGTGGGCTGGGGTCTGGTGGTGCTGGGAATATCGGCAGGCGCTGTATCGCAGCGGATCCGCTGATGCTATTCCTGCAGAGCGCGCCGCCAATAATCGACGCGCAAACCGTCCAGACGGTGGCTACTGTCCTGGCCAGCACACTGATGGCCATTGCATGGGTGGCCGGCCGGCTGCGCAAACCTGGCGGGATCGCCGTACCGGATCCGGCGCCGGCCAATCCGGTGCCGGATGCGCCGGTGGCCACGGCTAATTTCCTGCTGGCGGAGCTGGTAACGGCGCGCCAGCTGCTGGTGGATGAGCGGCTGGCGCGCGCCGTTTCGGAGCGCACGGAGCGTGAGGCGCGCACAATGGCAGAGGTCAAATCGGCGGAGCGGATAAAACGGCTGGAGGATCGCGTGGCGCAGCTGGAGGATCAATTGCGTACACGGGATCAGCTGGTGGCCATGCTGGTGGAGCAGCTGCGCGCTATCGGATCCACGGTGCCGGCGCAGGCGCTGCGGGTGGTGGCGCTCACGGTGCAGAATTCCGGCGCCGGCACGCCGGATGGAGAAATGCGCAGCTGGCTGGCGGCGCACTTCAGCCTGGCGGATCTGGGGCTGCTGGCTGGGGATGCGCTGGGCGTGCCGCCTGATGCCATTGCGGGGGATAGTCCAGAAACGTATGCGGATGCGCTGATCCATTACGCGCGCCGGCGCGCAATGGTGGATCTGCTGCAGCGGCATGCCAAGCAAGCGCGGCCGAATGTGGCGGCGCCGTGGGAACAGTCTGGAGGATGAGGATGGAAAAGCTGCGGGTTTCGGCTACCGTTGGGCTGCGCGTACGTGACGCGGCCAGCCTGGATGGGCGGATCATTGGGCTGCTACCGTTTGGCGCAGAGGTGCAGGCCACGGCCGTGGTGGATGGCTGGGCGCAGCTGGAGGCGGCCGCGGGTGGCGCCGTGATCCGCCAGGCTGGCGCGCCGGCCAATGCGCTGGCGCTGTATGCGTCCAGGCAATGGCTGGAGCCGGCAGGCGTGGTGGCGCCGCCACCAATCACGGCCGCGGATCCGCGCTATCTGCTGGGCCTAAACATCCAGGGCGGCAGGGTGGATCTGGCGCACCGCGCAGCGCATGCCGGCTGCAGATTCTTTCTGATTATGGATGATTTTCGCGGCGCGCATGAGCTGGCGGCCGCCTGGCCGGATGCCATCGTGGTGGCGCGCCGCTGGTTTCAATACCGCGCGGATCTGGCTGGCGTGATCCAGGGTCTGGAGGGCGCCACATCCAGCCGGCTGGTGTATATCGGACACAATGAGGGCGACAATATCGGCCAGGCCGGCGCAGATCTGATCTGGCGCGCAGAGCTGGATCGTAAGGTGGCGGCCGAAATCGCCAGGATCAGCGGCGCGCGCTACGCTGGCGGCACATTCAGCATGGGATGTCCAGATTACACTGATCCGGCCGTGTGCCAGATCATGCAGGATGGTTATGCGGCCGCCTACAACGCTGGCCAGCTGCTGATGGATGGCCATTTCTATTCACCAGATCCAGAGCATATCCACACGGATGATGGCCTGATCTGGTACGAGCGGCGCTGGGAATTCCTTTTCACGCGCTGCGGATTGGATCCGCGGCGCCGTGGGCTGATCTGCACGGAGGCTGGGCTGGATCAGGGCGGCCGCGGTGGTTTTCCGGCGCACGGTGTAGACGGTGCCGGTTTCACGCGCTGGGCCAGGCGCTGGCTGGAGGTCTGCGGCCGGCCGGTGGTGGTGGCCGGTGTGGCCTATCCGTCTCCACTGATGGGCGCCGCGCTATTCCAGTGCGGTGATCGGCGCACCAGCGGCGGAGGCTGGGCTGGCTACAACTTGGAGCAGTACTGGGATCAGCTGGTGGAATTGTGGGCCGGCCGGTGATGGAGGATCCAGCGCATTGGCCAGCTGGCGGCTGGCATTCTGCTGGCTGCTGGTGCTGGGCGCCAGCTGGCCAATGCGCTGGATGATGTAGACAATGGCACGCGCAGCAGGGCCAAAGAGGGCCGCAAAACCGACAAAAGGCAGGCAGGGCCGCACGGCCGGCAAAACGCAGCAGGCTGGGCCGGCCGGTAAGGCTGGCGGCCGAAAAGGGCCAGGGCGCAAGCCGGCAGAAATTGATATCGATGCGCTGCGCCAGGCGGCCGCGGATGGCCTGACGCTGGCGGAGGCGGCCGCCAGGCTGGGGATCGGATCCGCCACGCTATCCAGGCACATGGCCAAAAACGATAAAATCAATGCAGCCATAAAAGAGGGCCGGCACCGCGCAGATGCAGAGGTATCCAGCCGGCTAATGTCGCTGATCAGGGCCGAGAATCTGGGCGCCGTGATCTGGTGGGAGAAAACGCGCAAGGGCTATTCAGACAGGATCAGCCTGGAGGGATTGGATATCGATGGCGCAATTGAGCGCGAACTGGCGAGACTGGCCGGCGCCAGCCAAACTGGCGCTGCTGGAGCGGCTGCGCCAGCAGGCGGCGCAGCGGGATCTGGAGCAGGCCAAGCTGGCCAGCCAGCTGCAGGCGCCGCCAATCTGGGCGCCGGTGGCGGATAGTCCACAAATGGCCGCCTATCACTGCCAGGCAGACGAGCTTTTTTATGGCGGATCGGCTGGCGGTGGGAAAACGGATCTGCTGCTGGGCCTGGCCGCCACGGCGCACAATCGCGCCATCATATTCCGGCGCACATTCCCAAATCTGGCCGCCATCATTGATAGATCACGCGGCATATTCACGCGGGATGGTGACGCGCTGAACGAAAACGCGCACCGCTGGCGCACGGCCGATGGGCGCCAGGTGGAGTTTGGCGCCATGCAGTATGAAGCAGACCGGCAGAATTATCGTGGCCGGCCGTATGATCTGCATGCGTTCGACGAAATAACCGAATTTACAGAATCACAATTCCGTTTCGTGACGGCATGGAACAGATCCACGGTGGCCGGCCAGCGGTGCCGGATCGTATGCACCGGCAATCCGCCATCTGACAATTCCGGCCGCTGGGTGATCAAGTACTGGGGCGCCTGGCTGGATCCAACGCATCCACGGCCGGCCGTGCCAGGTGAATTGCGTTGGTACGCGCGGATCAGTGACAAGGATACAGAGCTGGAGGGGCCGGCGCCCATCGTCCACAACGGGGAGACGATCACGCCACGCAGCCGGACATTCATACCGGCGCGCCTGACGGATAATCCATATCTGCGGGAAACCAATTATGCGGCCGTGCTGGCCAGTTTGCCAGAGCCACTGCGCAGCCAGATGCTATATGGCGATTTCGGCGCGGCAGAGGTGGAGGATATTTGGCAGGTTATCCCAACGGCATGGATCCAGGCGGCCATGCGCCGGCCTGGGCCGGAGCTGGATAAGGATGGCCGGCCGCCACCAGTGCGGGCCATTGGCGTGGATGTGGCCAGAGGCGGAGCGGATCAGACGGTGGCGGCCGTGCTGCGGGGCGCCGTGTTTTTTGATCCGCTGCACCGCTGGCCAGGCAAAGAGACGCCAACGGGAAACGCGGTGGCCACCAGGGTGGTGCCATTGTGGCAGGCCGGCGCCGCAATCAATGTGGACGCCATTGGCGTGGGCGCCGCGGCCGTGGATGCGCTGCGGCAGGTGGAGGCGCTGGCCGGCCAGGTGTATCCGGTGAATGTGGGCGCCGGCACGGATCAGACCGACAAAAGCGGCACATACCGTTTTCGCAATATCCGCGCGGCTACCTGGTGGCTATTCCGTGAGGCGCTGGATCCAGAGCATGGCGCCGGCCTGGTGCTACCAGAGGATCACCAGCTGCTGGCGGATCTGGCGGCGCCGCGCTGGGAAATCGTGGGCGGCCGCATCCAGGTGGAGGCCAAAGAGGATATCGCCAAACGGATTGGCAGATCCACGGATAGCGCGGACGCTGTAATATTGGCGTGGCAACGGGTGATCACTGGCCAGGTGCAGTATGGGCCAGACATATGGGGATGAGGTGGAGCATGGGCATATTCGAGCAGTCAATGATGGATCAGGTGGCGGCGGATGAGCAGCAGCGGCTGCGCAGGTTTGCGGCCGCCTGGCGCGCCTACTATGGGCAGAATGATCCGCCGCTGAAGGTGAAACCAGGTAAGCCAAACGATAACGTGCAGATCAATCTGCTGCGGCTGCTGGTGAATAGATCCACGGCCGCGCTGATCCGCGGCGCGCGCTGGGATTACGAAAACGAAAACGCGCAGGCATACCTGGATGCTATCTGGAATGCGTCCAGGCGCGCGCGCACGCTGCGCTGGCTGGGGCTGAACGGCGCCGTTTGTGGCCATACGTTTGCCAAGATCCAGCCGGCCACGGCCGGCCGGCCGGCGCGCGTGGTGGCGCTGGATCCGGCCACGGTCACAATGGCCTGGAATGCGGATGATATCGATGACGTGTACCGCTACCGGATCCAATGGAATGCCACCAGCATGGATGGCCGGCCGATTGTCAAGCGGCAGACAATCGAGCGTGAGGGCCGCGGCTGGGTGATCACGGATGCAGAATCACGGCCGGATCAGGCCACCTGGACGCAAACCAGCCAGGTGGATTGGCCGTGGGAATTCGCGCCGGTGGTGGACTGTCAAAACCTGGCGGCGCCCAATGAGGTATGGGGCAATTCAGATCTGGAGGCGGATATCATCGGGCTGCAGCGCGCGCTGGATTTCACGCTATCCAACGTCCAGCGGATCATCCGTTACCATGCGCATCCGAAAACCTGGGGATCTGGTTTCAATGCGGCAGAGCTGCGCGCGGCCGTGGATGAGATGATAGTACTGCCCAACGCGCAGGCGCAGCTGCACAATCTGGAAATGCAATCGGATCTAGAATCCAGCCTGGCGCTATATGATCGGCTTACTCGCGCGCTGCATGCGCTGATGCAGGTGCCAGAGGTGGCCACTGGAAAACTTGAGACGGTGGCCGGCACCATATCTGGCGTGGCGCTGCAGATCCTTTACCAGCCACTGCTGGAGCGGGTGGAGGATAAGCGGGAAACATACGGTGAGATGCTGCTGGAGCTAAATCGCAGGCTGCTGCTGGTGGCCGGCATGGCGCCGGAGGCCGGCCAGATGATCTGGCCAGATGTGATACCGCGGGATCCGATGGCGGAGCGCCAGGCCGCGCTGCTGGATCAGCAGCTGGGTGTATCGCAGGATACGCTGCTGCAGCAGCTGGGATATGAGCCGGACAATGAGCGCGCCAAATCGCAGGTGGACGCCATCGATGCTGCGGATCGGCTGCTAACGGCAATGGATCGCCGGCCGATGGGTGGCACCGCGTAGGGGATGATCGGTGACTGAGATACCAGGGCCATCCAGGCTGCAGGCCGCGCATGATGCCAACGCGGCGCGCCTGGCGGCCGCGGATCGGGCGGCGCTAAACCGGCTGGTGCAGGGCTACGGCGCCGCCTGGCGGGATCTGCAGCGCCAGCTGGTGGCCAATCTGGAGCGGATCCAGCGCGCGCAGGGCAGGGATGGGATCGTGACACTGCCAATGGTGCTGGCGGATCAGCGGCTGCGCGCGCTGCTGGATCAGGCGCAGGCCGAAATCCACCGGCTGGGCCGGATGGGCGCTGATATCACCACGGAGCTGCAGGCCACCGGCGCTGAAAAGGGAATAGAGGATAGCGCGCGCGCCATGCGGCGCGCCTGGCGGGATAGTCTATCCGGCATACTGGATCCAGTGACGCGGCGCGCGCTGGCGGATCTGCCGGCCTGGGCCACGATCAACAAATCTGCGGTGGAGGATCTGTATGGATTCACGGCAGACGGATCACCACTGGCAGAGCTATTTGATAGGATCGGGCCGGCCGCCAGGGCCGGCTGGGAAGGCGCGCTAAGCCAGGGGATTATCCAGGGGCTGAACGCGCGCGAAATCGGCGCCAGGGCCGCCAGGGCCACGGCCACGGCAATGGCGCGCAGTATGGTAATCGCGCGCACGGAGCTGCTGCGCGCATACCGCACCGCCAGCCATCGCAACTATGACGCCAATTCAGACATTATTGATGGCTGGATCTGGATGAGCGCGGCCAATGCGCGCACATGCGCTGCATGTTTCGGGCTACATGGATCATTTCATAAGCTATCTGAGCGGATGAGCAGCCATCCACAATGCCGCTGCGCGCCGGCGCCGCACACACGCAGCCTGGTGGATATCCTGGGGCCGGATGGCGCCGCGCAGCTGCATCTGGCCGGCTATGATCCTGCAGACGTTGATACCAGGATCCGCACGCCGGCTGGTGAGACGCTATTCCAGAATCTGCCGGAGGCGGCGCAGCTGGCCGTGTTGGGTGGGCCAGGCGCGCTGGCCGCATACCAGGCAGGGGATGTGCATCTGGTGGATTTCGTTGGGCTGCGCAAGTCTGCGGATTGGGGCGCCAGCCATTACCAGCGCAGCCTGCGGGATGCGCGCCAGGCGGCAGAGCTGCGGCGCCAGCGTGGGCCGGCGCCACCGGTGGAGCCAGGGCCGATGGGGCCACTGCGGCCATACACCGGCCGCGGCCGGCCGCCAGGCGCGCCACCAGGGCCAGCCGCACCGCCAGCTGGGCCAGGGCCAGGCACGCCACCGGCGCCGGCGCCAGGGCCGGCTGGGCCGGCTGGGCCGACTACACCGCCACCAAAGAAACCACGCGCGCCGCGCAAGCCACGCGCAGCCAAACCGCCAGAGCCAATGCCGGCCGAAACGCGCACGCCGGCGCGCGCGTCCAGGGCTGGGCCGCATGCGTCCAAAATATCGGCCGCACTGCGGATGGAGGATAGAATAGCGCGCGCGTACGGGGATGAGCTGGCCGGCGCAATTGATAAGGTGCATGGGGATGGGCCGCTGGCGCCGCTACCGGTGACGATCAAGCGGATGGCAGCGCGCAGACAGGGCCAGTTTGCATATAGCTGGGGGGATATCCCGCAAGAGATAAACATGCGCGCGAAACCAGACCACCCGATGATGACACTGGCGCACGAAATTGGCCACTGGCTGGACAATTCCGGCATTGGGCGCAACAAAGAGCCAGTATCAGCTGGAGGGCATGGCCAGATCACGCGCAATATGGTGCGCTATCGGCCGGATGAATTCCCAAAACACTGGCCAGCTGGATTAAAGGATTGGCACGCGGCCATTATGAAATCAGAGGCGGTGCAAAGGCTGGGATCGCTTTCCAAAACCATGCGCGCGCAAGGTTACATAGAATTTACAACGGAGGATGGCGCCACCAATAAAACGCGGATTAGTAGTAGCTGGCTAAGTTATGCGCTGCGCACCAATGAATTGTGGGCGCGCAGCTATGCGCAATATATCGCAGTGCGCAGCGGGAATGCCAAAATGATGGCGGAGCTGCGCAAAGAGCAGGCAGAGCAGAAAAGCGCGCGCGTGCCAATAACGGCGCAATGGCAGGATGATGATTTCGAGCCAATCGCGCGCGCTTTTGATACGATATTTACGCAGCTGGGGTGGCTGCACTGATGGACGGATTAACACACACGGAGCAGGCGGCCGGCCTGGCGCTGGCGCGCGCGCAGGCTGGGCCGGATGGCGTGATAGATCCGGCAATGCCTGGGCTATCAGAGGCGCAGGCGCTGCTGGCCACCAGGGCGCTGCTGGGCTGCGGTGAGGCGCTGGCCGGCCAGCTGGTGGCCGCGGCGCGTGGGCAGGAATTCGACGATGTATTACAGATCGGGCCGGATGGCGTGGCCAGGCCGGCGCCAATCACGGAGGATCCGGCGCTGGTTGACTGATCCGGCGCTGGTGATATGATCATGCCAACGCAGCAGCCAGGCGAGATGCCAGGCGCTGCGTTTTTGTTGGGCCAGGGTGATCCTGGCCGGCGCGTGACGCGCAGAGGGAATAGAACAGATGGCAGACGATATCCAAACCACACCGCCAACGGCCGGCGCACCAGCGCAGGCGCCAGCAGGATCCGCACCGCCAGCAGCGGCGCCGGCAGGTGGCACACCGCCACCGGCCGCACCAGCTGCAGATGGGCCGGATGCGTGGATGGCGGCATTGGCGCCGGAGCTGCAGCAGCAGATCCAGGCGCACACCGGCAAGCTGGCCGGCGCACTGCGCGCAGAGCGTGACGCGCGCAAAGATCTGGAGCGTAAGGCCACGGAGCTGGCCAGCCAGGCGGCCGCGGGATCAGAGGCGCAAAAGCAGCTGCAGCAGCTGCAGGCGCAGCTAGCGGCCACGGAGCGGCGCGCCACATTCGCAGAGCAGGCGGCCGGCCGTGTAACGGATCCGGCGCTGGCCTGGATGGCGGCAGAGCGTGCCGGCCTGGTGGACGCCACCAGCGGCCAGGTGGATCTGGCCAGGCTGCAGATCCTGCATCCCGCGCTATTCACGCCGGCGCAGACGCCAGCGGGGCCGGCCGTGCCGGCCACCAACGGCGCCAGCGGCCAGCGTGGCCAGCGCGCACTGACGCGGGATGATCTGCAGAAAATGACGCCGGCAGAGGTATCCGCGCGCTGGGCAGAGGTGGAGCAGGTATTGCGCCAGGGATAACCTGGCGCGCAATGGCCGGCGCTGATGCGCTGGCTGGAGGATCAATAAAATGGCAGTGGACAATTTTATTCCTGCAGTATGGGCCAGCCGGCTGCTGGTTAATCTGCACAAATCGCTGGTGTATGGCCAGCCTGGCGTGATCAATCGGGATTACCAGGGCGAAATTACCGGCATGGGTGACAGTGTGAAGATCAATTCCATTGGCGCCGTGACGGTGGGCGACTACACGAAAAACACGAACATGAACGCGGCGCAGACGCTGACGGATGCGCAAAGTGTGCTGACGATCAACAAGCAGAAGTATTTCAATTTCCAGGTTGACGCCATCGATGCTGCGCAACAGAATCCCAAGATCATGGATGGCGCAATGGCGGAGGCCGCATATGCGCTGCGAGACGCAATGGATCAGGATGTGGCGGCGCTGTATGCAGACGCGGCCAGCGCAAATCTGATTGGATCCACCGGATCGCCGAAAACGGACGCGGCCACGGCCGGCCAGCCGTACGTATACCTGACGCAGCTGCGGCAAAAGCTGGATGAGGCCAACGTGCCGGATGATGGCCAGCGGTGGGTGATCATTCCGCCCTGGTATGAGGCGTACTTGCTGCTGGATTCCAAGTTTGTGGCCAACGCGGCCGCGGCGCCTGGGGAGAATACGCTGGCCAACGGCCAGATCCGCACCGTGCTGGGCATGCGCGTGCTGAAATCCAATAATGTGCCGTATGCGGCTGGGCCAATCAAGTACCGCGTGATGGCCGGCCATCCGATGGCCTGGACGCTGGCGGCGCAGATCAATCAGGTGCAGGCGTACAACATGGAGCTACGGTTTGGCCAGGCCGTGAAGGGTCTTATGACTTACGGCTGTAAGGTGACGCGCGCCGCGGCGCTGGCCGTGCTGACGATCAATCCCACCTAACGGCTGGGGCTGATCCAACGGAGGAAAACGAGACATGGCAAACGCAACTGCACTGACCGTAACCAGCCTGACGGCCAATCAAATCGCCACGGCGCAGCCTACCGCGGATGTGCTGGATACCGGCACGGCCGCGGTAACGCTGGCGGCCGCCATCGGTGGCGCCGCTGGGCGCTGCATTCTGGAGGTCAAAAATACCGCGGTGGCAAACCTGGTGGTTTCCATCCTGGCTGGCGACAATCCGCCAGCGCAGAATGCCGGCCATGGCGCGCTGGCTACCGCGAACATTGCGCAGAATGCGGTGCTGATCCTGGGGCCATTCGCATCAGATCGGGTGATCCAAGATGATGGGTCACTGAGCGTGACATTCACGCCGGCCAGCGGCACGATTGGCGCCACGGCGCGCTGCTATCTGCTGCCCAAACTGTAGCGCGCGGCGGAGGCACACGCAATGGCACGCAGCACAATGGCCGCGCTGATCACGCGGCTGCGCACGCTGGTGGCGGATCCGGCCGGTGGGAGCCAGGTCTGGGCAGATGATGATCTGCAGCTGGCGCTGGACGCGCACCGCCACCAATCACGATATGCAGAGCTGGCGCCGCTGGATAGTGTGGCGCCTGGCGGCGCTATCAGCTGGCTGGTATGGGTGGCCAGGGAAACGGATTGGGAAGATTCGCCGGAGCTGGTGAATTCAGCCTATATCGTGATCACGCCGGCCAGCAGCGATGTGATCCGCGGCCGCTGGACATTCAGCAGCCACCAGGCTGCTGGCGTGCTGATCACCGGTGATGCATTCAACGTATACGCGGCCGCGGCGGATGTGCTGGATATGTGGGCGGCTAAGGTGGCGCGGGAATTCGATTTCACCACTGACAATGCCACATTCCGGCGCAGCCAGCAGGCGGCCGCGCTGCGCGCGCAGGCGGAGGCATACCGCACCAGGGCCGGCCAATGGGGCCAGGGGCCAGATGATGTGGGCGCCGGCGCGTATGGGATAGAGGTGTACGCGTGACGCTGCTATCCAGCGCGCAGATCACGGCCATGCGCACCACGGCGGATCTGGCGCTACCTGATACGCTGGTGATCAGCCGGCGCACGGTGGCCAGTGATGGCGCAGGCGGCTGGACTGAAACATGGGCCACTGCGGCCACGGTGGCCGGCCGGCTGATGCCAAAATATCAGATCAGCGGATCAGAGGGCCAGCAGGCTGGCCAGATCCAGGCGGTGGCGCAATGGGTGGCCACAATGCCGGCCGGCACGGATCTGCGCGCTGGGGATCGGGTGGTGGTGGCCGGCCGCACGTTTGAGGTGCAGGCGCTGCTATCGGCTGGCGTGGCCTGGCGGATCAGCGTACGCGCAGATGTGCGTGAGGTGGTGGCCTGATGGGCGCTGATGTAAGCGTGACGGTTTCACTGGTGCAGCTGGAGCGCATGCAGGCGCAGGTGCAGACGCGCGCCACGGCCATCATTCGCAAACTGGCAATGGATGTGGAGGCGGAGGCCAAACGCACCGTGCCGGTGGACACTGGCACGCTAAAAACCAGCATCACGGCATTCGAGCGGCGCCGCGCATTGTGGTGGGTGGCCACCAATGTGGTGTATGCGCCGTTTGTGGAATTCGGCACCAGCCACATGGGCGCGCGGCCATACCTGGTGCCGGCTGCAGAGCGGATCCGGCCGGCATTCCGCGCTGCGTGGGATGCGCTGCTGCGCATGTGATCACATGAGCGCAATTGATGTGGCCGTGTTCAATAAGCTATCCGGCGCCGGTGGGCTAACGGCGCTGGTTTCGAGCAGGATCTACGCGCGCCAGGCGCCGCAAGGGGCCGCGCTGCCGTATGTCCTATTCAGCCACCAGGGTGGTGGCCAGGCGAATATGGAGCCGGTGGATAGGCTGGAGCTGGTGTACTGGATCCGCGCATACGCGGCCACGCAATCTGCGGCCGGCGCCATCGATGATCAGATCAGCGCGGCGCTACACCGCCAGGCGCTAACGGCTACGGGCTGGGCGCATCTGGGATGCCAGCGGGAAAGTGATCAGCGGCTGGAGGAACGAGACGCGGCCGGCGCGCTGATCTGGATCACTGGCGCGCTGTATCGGATCCGCGCGCAATCGACATAAAACGGAGGATAGAGAAAATGGCCAGTTATCTGGGAACGTCTGCGGTGATCTCGTTTGGAGGCACCACAATCAACACGTACTATCGCAAGGCCAAATCAGACGAGAGTATCAGCCTGGTTGACAAGTCGGCCGGCGCTGATACGCACACCAGCCATCTGGCGGCGCTGCGGGAAACCACGTTCATGGTGGATTTCCTGATGGATGGCGTGACGGTCTGGGATGCGCTGACGCCAGGCGCCAGCAGCGCGGCGCTGATCTGGGGGCCGGAGGGATCCACCAGCGGCAAACCGAAATACACCGCCACGGCCATTGTGAAGAAGCGCACCAAAGATCAGGCATACAACGATTTGGCGCTGGCCACGGTGGAATTCCAGCTGCAGACTGCGTGGGCGGCCACCAGCTATCCATAAGCCAGCCGGCACAACGGAGGATCTAAAGCATGGCCAGCTATCTGGGCAATAATGCCTATATCAATTTCAACAGTCAAACCATATCCGTGGTGTATCGCAAGGCCAAAGGGGATGAGGGAATCACGCTGGTTGACAAGTCGGCCGGCGCTGATACGCACGCCAGCTATTTGGCGGCGCTGCGGGAAACCACGTTCACGGTGGATTTCCTGGTGGATGGCGTGACGGTCTGGAATGCGCTAACGCCAGGCCAGAGCGCAACGCTGGAATGGGGGCCGGAGGGCAATACCGCATCCAGCGGCAAACCAAAATACACCGCCACGGCGCTGGTAAAGAAGCGCACGCGGGATGCCAGCTACAACGATATCAATACCGCCACGGTGGAATTCCAGCTGCAGGCCGCCTGGACTGCGGCCACGTACTAGCATGGCCAACATCACGCGGGATCAGATCCTGGCGCTGGCCGCGGCGCCGGCCACGCATGCGGTGGACATTCCAGAGCTGGGCGGCCAGGTCTGGATCCGGCCGCTAACGGTGGGCCAGGTGCTGGAATTGTCCAGAGGCGGCGCCACCACGGATGCAGAGGCACTGCCGCGCATGATCGTGATGGTAGTCTGCGATGAGACCGGCCGGCGCCTATTCACGGATGCAGATCTGCCGGCGCTGGCGGATCTGCCGGTGGCGCTGGCCGGCCGGATCATGGCGGCCATCCAGCAGTTTGGCGCAATGGACGCGGCCGCGGGAAAAGCTGGCGGCGCCGGCTGATAGAGGATCCGGCGCTGCGATATCAGTATCGCCTGGCGGAGCGGCTGGGCGTGGATGTGGACGATATCGCAGCCTGGCCGTGGGAAAAGCTGCGCAGGTGGATGCTGGCGGATGAGGTGGCATACATGGCAGATCGGATCCGCGGCACGCCGGCCGGCGCCAATATGACGGAGGCAGACGTTTTCGGGATCATTGCAACGGAGCAGGCTGCACACGATTGGGCCGGCCTGCTACCGCGTGGCGGTGAATGATGAGCAGCGAAATAGCCAGCCTATATGCGTCCATCGGCGCAGATACCAATCCGCTGGAGCGCGCGCTGGGAAAGGCGCATGGCCTGCTGGCCGGCATGGGATCCAGCATGGGCGGCGCCATATCCACGGCCGTGGGGATCGGCATTGCGCAGCTGGCTGGCGGCGCAGTCAAGCTGGCCGGAGGCGCTATCACTGGCGCCATTGGCCAGGCCAGCACATTTGAGCAGACGCTGGCCATGCTGGGCGCTGTAACCGGCGCCACCAGCAGCCAGCTGGGCAAACTGTCTGATATGGCCATCCAGCTGGGCGCTGATACCACGCTACCAGGCACCAGCGCGGTGCAGGCGGCGCAGGGGATGATGGAGCTGGCAAAGGCCGGCCTATCCGTGGATGCGTCCATCGCGGCCGCGCGCGGCACAATCCAGCTGGCCCGAGCCGCGCAGGTATCAGAGGCGGAGGCGGCCACCATTGCGGCCAACGCGCTGAACGCATACGGGCTGCAGGGCAATAAGGCCGGCATGGTGGCGGATCTGCTGGCGGCCAGTGCCAATGCCAGCAGCGGATCCATCCAGGATATGGCATACGCGCTGCGCATGTCCAGCGCGGTGGCCAGTAATGCAGGCGTATCAATTCAGGATACCGTGACTGCCATATCGCTGCTGGCCAATGCCGGCCTGCAGGGATCGGACGCCGGCACCAGCCTGAAAACCATGCTGACCAGCCTGCAATCGCCATCCAAAGAGGCGGCCGGAGTAATGAAGGATCTGGGGATCAGGGTCTATGACAGTAAGGGCCACATGAATGATTTCCAATCCATCCTGGGCCAGCTGCAGGGCGCTACTGGTAAGCTAACGCAGGAACAAAAGGCGCACGCGCTGCAAACCATATTTGGAACAGATGCAATCCGCGCGGCCAATATTCTGCTGAAGGCCGGCACGGCCGGTTTCACTGAGATGAGCGCGGCCGTAAACAAAAGCGGCGCCGCGGCGGATCTGGCGGCCGCGCAGAATGCCGGCATGGCCGGCGCAATGGACGCGCTGAAATCCACGGTGGAGACGCTGGGATTAACGTTTGCAAAACCACTACTGGAGCCACTGGCGCACGCGCTGCGCCAATTCACGGATTGGATTGGCGGCGCTGATGCGCAGGCTGGGATCACGCAGTTTGGCGCCACGGTGGGCCAGGTGCTGGCTGATGTGGTGGGCTGGGTGATCACGCACTGGCCGATGATCCAGCAGACGGTGGGAGATGTGTTTGCGGCAGTGCGCACCGTCTGGGATGGCGTGCTGGCGCCGGCCATCGCCGGCATTGTCGGCGCATTCCAGCAGGCCGTGCTATGGGTGCAATTCAACTGGCCGCGGATCCAGGGCCAGATCCAGAGCGGCGCCAGTGAGGTGGAGCGGATCTACAACGCGGTGCTAAAGCCGGCCGTTGATTTCGCGGTGGGCCTATTCCGCCAGGTGGTGGCCTGGGTGCAGGATAACTGGCCGCTGATCCAGCAGACGGTGGCCACGGTGGTGCAAAAGGTGCAGGAAGTCTGGAAACGGTATGTGGAGCCAATGCTGCCCATCGCGGCCGAGATTTTCGGAGGGATCCGGCAGACAATTGAAAGTGTAGTCAACGTGGTTTTAGGCATTATCACCACGGTGATGGCCGCCATTAATGGTGATTGGGAAACCGCATGGCTGGCCATCCAGGGCGTGCTGGGTGACGCATGGGATGCCATCCTGGGCATTGTGCGTATAGCTAAGGCCACATTGGATGGCCTGATGCAGACGATTGGCAAGGCCATAGAGGATACATGGCAGAATGTGCTGCGCACGATCACCGGCCTGGGCGCCGCCATCTGGCGCACGATCACGCTGGCCTGGCAATCCGTGGTGGATAGCCTGAATGAAAAGCTGCAGCGGATCGGCCAAGATGTGGATACCGCGTGGCGCAATCTGGTGGCGGCCATAACCGGCTGGGCCACCAATGTCTGGAATGCGGCCAAACGGATCTGGGAACAATTGTGGCAGGATGGGCCGGCCGGACTGCCGGCCAGGTTTCTGGAGCTGGGCCGCCAGCTGATCGATGGCCTGGTTAATGGGATCCGCAACGGCGCAGAGGCGGCATTCAGCAGCATGCGCTGGCTGGTGGATGGCATTATCACGGTGGCCAATCACAATTTTGGCATTCAGTCGCCATCCAAAGTTTTCCGGCAGATGGGCCAGTACATGATGGCCGGCCTGGCGGATGGGATCACTGGCGGCGCCGCGCTGGCGGCCGCGGCCATGACGCGCGCCACGGATGGGCTGGCGGCGCCGCCACCAGCCTGGGCGCCAGCTGGAGCTGGCGCAGCGGTGGGCGCTGGATCGGCCGGCGCCGCGGGTGGCGGCCGGCAGTACGTGCTGAATGTGCAGACGGTAAGCCAGGCGGAGGATCTGCTGGCGGATTTCGCGCTGCTGCAGGCATTGGGGGGATGATCAATGGCACCGTCCTATAAATTCGTGATCAGCGGCACCACATACAATCTGGCCAGTGATCTGGGCCTGGTGGTGCAGCAGATGCTGGGTGGCGGCGCGCCACCGGTGCAGAATGTGATCAGCCAGTACGCGCTGACGGATGGCGCCTATTACCAGAGGCGCCTGCACCGGCCGCGCACGGTGACGCTGGTATGCAAGCTGGCCGGCACGGATTATGCAAACCTGGCGGCCAAACGCGCGGATCTGGTGGAGCTGCTGCTGGGCGCCGGCGCATTCACGCTGCGCTATTCTCCAAATTCGGGAGTGATCACGGAGCTGGATCTGACAGTGCGCTACGCTGGCGGATTGGAGCTGGGCCAGGTGGAGGCCAGCATAGAGCAGCTGGCCATCCAGCTGCTGGCCACGGATCCATTTTGGAATGCCGGCAGTGCGGCGCCGGTTTCCATTGGCGTGGGCGTGGCGCTGGCGGCCGCGGCTGGGTTTATGCGCACCAGCCTGGCCTGGGCCAGTATGACCGGATCAGGCTATCCAACGGCCGCGGCGCTGACGCCGGGCAGTATCGCATCCAACGTGGCCGGCACCGTGATCTATATCTGTAGCGGATCCACGCTGTACCGCTGGAGCAGCGGCACATGGAGCAGCTGGACGGCAAACGCCACGATCAGATGCGTGGCATTCCAATCCAATAATGTGGGCGTGTATGTGTGCGGTGATTTCACCACAATCAATGGCGTGGCATGCAGCTATACCGCCAAGTTTGACGGATCGGCCACATTCGCGGCCATCGGCACACCGTTTGGCGTTACCAGCGCGCACGCGCTGGATGTGGCCAATGATGGCCAACCGGTAATTGGCACCAATTCCGGCGCATCTGGCGTGCAGAAATATGATGGCGCCGGAACATGGAATTATGTGAATGCGGCCGTGGTGCCACGGCCAGTGGGGGTGATCTATTCGCTGGAATGCACAACGGATGGATATGTGTGGATAGGCACCAGTGGCGGATGGCTATCCAAAGAGCTGCTAGCCAGTGCCAGCAGCAGCGTGCCATCCCCTGCGCCATCGGCCGGCCAGATCCTGGCGGTGGCGCTGGACGCCAATGGCATATTGTGGGTGGGTGGGTTTTTCACACTATCTGGCGTCTCACGCTATCTGGCCGGCTGGACTGGATCTGCCTGGATCATTCCATCTGGCGTTACCACGGCCGTGCTGGCGCTGCGTACCACGCAGGCCGGCGCCGTGTATATCGGCTGCGGTGCGGATGCAAACGGGGTTTCCTTCATGGAGCTGCAATCTGGTTACGTGGCCACGCAGGTGATCGGCTGGGAAATGAAAACGGATGGCGTGGCGGCCATCGGGGCCAATTACGCTGGGAATATCCTGGTGGTGGGGAAAAGCGGCACTACAACGGCATACACCGCCAGCAGCGCGGCCGTGACTGCGGCCGGCAGTGATGGCCATTTCACGCTGGCCATTGTCTGCACCACGGCCGCCACAATACTGGAGGTGGCCAATATCACCACTGGCGTGGGCGCCAGCCTGGCGCTGGCCGTGGGCGCTGGCGATACGATCACAATTGACACTAGGGCCGGCACGATCACCAGCGCGCTGCTGGGCCGGCTGGTGGGAAGGGTGGTGAATAACGTATCACTGTCCAGCTTGGTGCTGGCGAAGGGTGCCAATACCATTGCGGTGATGCTGCGCACGCCGGCCAGTATCACGGCCACGGCCAACGTGGCCGCGGCCGGCAGGTACTACAGTGCAGAAGGGCTGGCCTGATGGCTGACGTAACCTATCTTCTGCAGATCCGCAATCCAGCCGGCGCGCTGGTGGCGGAGCTGGCCAACGTGCTGGATCTGGACGCCGGCCGGAGTATCAATATACCGGCCGCGGTGCGGATCCGCCTGGCGCCAGATGAGGTGGCGGATACCATCCTGGTGCCGGACGCGCGCATGCGGCTGCTGCGCACCGGCACGGATGGCGTGGCGCGCACGGCGCTGGGATCGGATTTCCTGCTGCGCAGCTGGCGCCAGGGTTATGCTGGGAATGAGGAATTTCTGGAGCTGGCCGGCCTGGGCGTGGCGCAGATCCTGGCGCGCCGGATCGTGGCGTATGCGGCCGGATCAGCGCAGGCAGAAAAGGCGGCCGCGGCTGCGTCCAATATCATGCGCGCGCTGGTGCGTGAGAATCTGGGATCCAGCGCGGCCGCGGATCGGGATCTGTCCAGCTGGCTGCAGGTGCAGGCCGATGATGGGATCGGCGCCAGCGTGGCCAAATCGGTGGCCTGGCGGCCGGTGGATGGCGCGCTGGCGGATGTGGCAGAGGCCAGCGCGCAGGCCGGCACGCGGCTATATTGGCATATCGCCTGGCTGGATGGCGCGGGAAAATACGAATTCCAGGTAAGCCAGGGCCAGCCTGGGGCCAACAAAACCAGCAGCGTGCAGCTGGATAGCGCGGCAGGGGATGTGCAGAATGCGGTGCTGATCCGTGACTATTCAGAGCAGATCACGCACGTTTACATTGGCGGCCAGGGCGCTGGCGCCGGCCGCACGGTGGTGGAGGTGGACGCACCAGAGCGGCTGGGATCCTCACCATTTGGCAGGGTGGAGGGCTGGGCGGATCGGCGCCAATACACCAGCAGCACTGGCATGGCGGATGAGGGCCGCGCAGAATTGTGGGATAAGCGCGCGCGGATCCTGTTTTCCGGCACGGTGAACGCCGGCGCCTGGGAATACTCCAGATATTGGGATTTCGGGGATCTGGTGCGGGTGATCCACGCCGGCCAATCATTAACGTGCATGATCAACAGTGTGCGGATCCATCTGGCGGATGGGGCCGAGACAATCACGGCAGATCTGCGGGAGGTATGAGCTATGGCGGGGCAGATGCAGGGCGCGCTGGCGGATCTGCTGCGCGAAATTGGGCGGATGGGCCGGCGCCTGGATGCGCTGCAGGCGGCCGAAACCAGTACGGGTGGCGGTGGCGGCGCCGGCACCGTAACCAGTGTGGCGCTATCACTGCCGGCCATCCTCACGGTATCTGGATCACCAGTGACAACGGCCGGCACGCTCACGGCCGTGCTGGCCACGCAGGCCGCCAATCGTGTATGGGCTGGGCCAACATCTGGAGGCGCCGCGGCGCCCACATTCCGCGCGCTGGTGGCCGCGGATCTGCCGGCCGGCACCGGCACGGTTACCAGCGTGGCGCTATCACTGCCGGCCATCCTCACGGTTTCGGGATCACCAGTGACCACGGCCGGCACGCTAACGGCCGCGCTGGCCACGCAGGTGGCCAATCGCGTATGGGCTGGGCCGACGTCTGGAGGCGCCGCGGCGCCCACATTCCGCGCGCTGGTGGCCGCGGATCTGCCGGCCGGCACCGGCACGGTTACCAG